ACCCTTGAGTTAAGATTACTCCCATAGGTGATAGACCCGTTATAAAGGCTACTATAATAGCAGCCATACTTTTATTTATAGTCATTTTATTCTCCTAATTACTAAATCCTACAAACTGATAATTTAATCCAACTTTAAAATCATACGCTGGTCTGTCCCAGTAATAAAGATAACGACCTTCCGCAAATACGCCTAGATTTTCTTGTACTTTAACTCCAAAAATTGCACCTATATCATAATCATACCAGCTCATCCACATCGACTCCATAAACATAAACTCATGTGGTTCCTTACCTTCTTCTAAGTGCCCTATATAATCGGCTGCATTATGATACGAATATTTATCATGTCCGTAATGGTATGGCATCCAATTGCCCCAAGCATGTACCCACCATCTATCAGCATAATGATAATAATCTAAACCCAATACTAAAGATGTTTCTCTTTGATAGCCTAAATCCCTTTTTATTCCATTCATGTATGATTCTAACAATCCTGGAAAGTGATATATGAAAAATTCTCTATCCGTCCACGCAATAATTTCTCCATCTGAAGTTTCCCACATGTAATCATACCCAATAAATTCACCCATTCCATTAAAAAACGGTCCATCACCCGATACAGGTATCCAAGAATCCGAAGCCGAATCATAGTACACCAATTGACCTTCTGGTATCTCGCCATTTTCATCAATTATGTACCATCGGTTATCATCCACACCGAAAGCGGTTTCAGCAAAATCCCACCAAGATCCTTTGTACCAAGTTGTATCCAATATCATAGCATCAAATCCGTATACAGGATGTTGTCTATGTTTTGCACCAACACTAAATGTTAATTGATTACCTAAAAATTCTGGTGTCCACTTTAATCTCAAATCACCTTGACCGTAGGTTATCTCTTCTAATCCAAGTTCCGTCCAACCTATTTTACTCATAAACCACTTACCAGTATATCTCAACCAGTATTCTTGATTCAAATATTCATTACCCCATCGACGACCTTCAGTAAATTTTATTAAATACTCCCATCCCTTAACGGGACCGAATGTAGCATTTTCGTTTGCACTTTTTTCTGAACCATCGTACCAAGTTCCACCAACACCAGCGTTCTTAACACCTCGTTTTGGTTCGTAATTAAATCGACCAATTTTTCTCAATCCAAAAGATTTTTGAAAATCGGCTTGAAGTTCTCGTTCTTCTCGTTCAACTTCCAATTCTCCAGTTGCTAAACCTCCAACTACACTGAATCGATCTTCCTGATATCTTGGAGCATTTAAACTGAAACTTGCATATGCCGTCGAATACTTAAAAAAGTTTAATATAAAATCCTGTGCATGTATAGATGAAACCAGTAACAATCCCAATATACATTTTTTAAACATTTGTTTTCTCCAGTTAAACTAATCGTCAGCGTGTTCTAACAATTTCGTGTCATCTTCCGCATTATTGAACCAAAAATCAATTACCTTTGCAAATGATCCAACAAATCCACCCAACATTAATAGTAAAATTTCTTTCCAACCTCCTTGAACATCAACACCATTACTCATAAAGTAAATCATAAGTGCTAATATAATAGAAAACAATGAAACAACAGCAATACTAATATACCACTTTCTTGCTTGTCTAAATTTAATAATACCAAGTAAATCTAAATTAATTTCGTGTTTCCTGTCCGCAGTTGAAGACTCTTCTTTCATTTGCGATACTGTTTTTTCTATAGCCATAATAATATTCCTCGTTTGATATAAATACTACACATCGAATCTAACCATGAAACTCAATTGCAAATCTGGATCATTTCTAACCGGTCTAGATGTTTTTGCCACGGCCAACAAATCTCCATGATCGTTGTATAGCCCCACCGTTGTAACGTACGGAGCAAAAAATGAATGTGTTGTAAAATTTTCTGTTTGAGTAGTAGCCGTATATCCATTCGAACCATAAGATGACTCAGCTGGAGAATTCATTACTTCTCGTAAATCATCAGCATTCATACCAGCCGGAATAGTTTGACTTCCACTTCTTTCAAGTGAAACACTTATATTTGTACTGTTATTAAACTGTCCTTCTTTTACGTTGCAAAGATATTCATGTTCGTATACAGTTTTAGTAGCATCAAACTTTAAAGTCCAACCGGTTACCCCCTCTCCCCGACCAATATCGGTATAGTAACTTCCAGTGTGCGTGAACATTAATAAACCATAATCGTATGAAACCACTCCTAATGATGATCCGGATCCTTGAGCCGTTAAACTTGCACTCATAAAATTTGATTCGTATGCAGCATCATATAGGTTACCGTATCCATCATCGTTAATCGTAATACCAGCACCACTAGAATAATCCTTTAATTCTATAGAACCAGTACGGATTCTTTCCCCAAATAATTTTTGAGGAATACTAATAACATTGGCTTTATCGTGTAACTCCCTAAGTTTTAATACTTGCCAATGATAATAACCCGCGTTTACAGTCTCAGTGGGACTGGGTTTTCCATGACCAAACGGTAAAAAATTACTATCTAAAACGTGTTGGGGCTGTGGGTTTCTCGCGCTGATCCTATTCGGATAGCGTTGAAATTCAAAGAAATTTAATTTTAATTGTCTGTATAACGGTAATTTAAATACCTTAAATTCGGTCCCTTCACTAGTAACAGTATTATAAGCTGCTGAACTTGTAGCAAACGCAGGATTTCCAGTCAAACTACCAGAAATAGCATCAAGAGCTTGCACTCCAAGTCTAGTGGCACTATCAGTTCCTGCATAATAATTAACAGTAAATCTTTTGTGTACTTTATATGGAGTGACAGTTCTATCTTCGCTGGTTATTTGGCTAAACATAGCAAATCCTATTATTTATTAATAAATATTTCATAACCGAGTTTAGCTTAGCAGATATCACTGCTGAAATAAAGTTGTTAGAAATCCAACCGTACTTTAATAAGTGCTTCTCTTGATGTAGATTTTAAAACAGGTCTTGAAAGTTTTGCCACGGCTAACAGTTCGTTAGAATCATTGTATAATCCTACGGTCGTAATATACGATTTAGGATCAGTTTTAAACGATGGAATAGTTAAATCCGCATTTGATCCAGAAAAATACGTTGGATTTTGACTGTGATTGTACTTTCCATGTTTTACTCTACAAAAATAATGAGTAGACTTTATCTGCTCTTCCCTTCTTGCTGAAAAATACGCTCCACCCTTAACTGCATCGAAAAATTTAGCAGAATTATCAGCATCTGCATTAGCAGCAACAGAATAACCAGCTACGAATGTAGCACCTCCTAATTCATCTGCATCTAGAATTAAAAGTCCAGATTCCGGATAAAATTTACCATAATGTTTTGTACCGCTCGTAGGTTCTACAGCCGTACCAGATGCAATAGATCCTGAAATAATAGCAAATTCTCTAACCGTAGCTTTAACATTTGGATCTGAAGTTGCTCCGCTATCATCAATAAGTTTTATAGTGCTAGCATCAGAACCAGATAAATGAAGTTCCCAGTTACCCGGATCCATTTTTTCCTTAAGTCTAGATCTGTTAATTGATATTGCGTATATTGAATTGGAAGCCGATGCGTTGTTCGGCGCATAACTAAACGAAGCTTCATTTTGTGTTAACAATAAATTCTTTAATTGTGCGTATACGGCTTTAGAAGCCTTATAATCGTTATCTCCAGATAGAGAACCCAATCCAGTCTTGTGACCGTACGTAACTGAAGCTTGTACTGATGCTGTCGCATTCGTACCAACTACTCCATTGTAAACATCGTAGTAGTGTTCTCCAGTACTTCCACTTTGTGTAGAAGACGTGTAAAAGGAGGTTAATGTTCCAGCTCCACCGGACCACATCCCGGACGATACAACGTTTACCTGTCCAGGTATAACATCGTCGTCATCAAATCTTGAAAAAATTCCTTCTTGTGTTGGCATAATAATTAACTCCTATTCACTAATAAATATTAATCAACTCGTTTTTTGTGCAACTAGTTTAAGGCCTAGGGGAAACTGTTACACTCATAGTCTTAGTCGCGCCAGAACTTACGCCCGTTACCCTAAGTGTCATCTGTTTTGTTTCCACAACATTCTTTGCCACTAAACTAATTTGTCTTCCTGTTAATGTTCTTGTTTGTGTATCTTTATTCTGTCCCATGGTACTCTAATTTCCTTATTCAACTACCAAATGAACAATTTTTGGTATTGCTTTACTCAATGATTTACGCAGTTGTATCTTATCCTGTTTAGCATTTATACTAGCAATTGTAGCATTAGTTCTTTGCATACGACCGTCTTTCGTCTCATAATCTATAAACACGCTCATGTTTGCTCTTAAAATACCCATTTTAACACCCTCACTGATTGCTCCTCTACTCATATCAAGTTCTGCCAAAACATCTCCACCCTTTTGAACTGTTAATGGTACAGCAAGTTGTACATCTTTCCCTTCTTTACCTTCTTCCTTTTTCTCTTCTTGTTTTTTCTCTTCTTCTTTCTTTTCCTCTTCCGTTGTTATAACAAGAAGTTGAATAAATCCACTCCCGTTAACTACAAATTCAATACCAGGATGCCCAGGATAAATCGCGTACGGACTCGTAAGTTTTTTTGCTACTTTTCCCTGATACGTGTTAAAATACACTTCACCTTCAGCGTGAACAGCTACAATATGTGTCGGTTGTTCTGGATCTCCTGCAAATGCAATATAGTGAGTGGAATCGGTTGCAAACATACTAGTAATTCTAGCTGACGGACCGGTCGGCTTAGCTGGCGAACTATCTATCTTCATCTCTAACATGTCCTTTTTAGCCAGTGATCCTCCAGATTTCGCGTAAATTTGTTCTATTATAACTTGATGTTCAGTAGTCTTTTTCTGCTCCGCATAATTTCCAACAATAAAATCTATATCTAAATCACTTCCAACTAATTCAAATATGTAATCCTCACTAGTTTGTCCAGCTGGTAAGTTCACCGTTCCAGGTTCTATCAGAGCGTAATCATTAGTACCAACTAACGAAATAGTAGTTGGTAAACCCGCAGATATTTCTGGAGTTCTATTACTATCGACCGGTCTAGTTGTTAACTTATATCGTAACGCTTCCGAACCCCTGGTAAATGCTTCCAGTAACGGCATATTCTCAATAGCTATCCCGTAATAATTTGGACCATTTGTATTGGCTTCATTGTATAGCGAATAATCTATGTCATCGTCTCCCAATGCAAACTTAGTTATAGTAAAAGAATTAGTAGAGAGTTTTTCTCTCCCCTTATCCGTTATAACTGCATCAACTATAAGAGATGTTTTATCTAGAAATGCCATTGGCGATTTCCTGGTTTATTATGATTCGTCTTGATATGCTACACTCAGTGTAGTAGCATAAGTTGCTCCGTATGTTAATCCAGTGACAATTATTGTCGTAGCTGGATTAGCTTCTCCCGTAGCAGGCTGACTTATGGCTTTTGCGGTAACAGTACAGCTATTACCGTAAACAGTTTGACTAATATTTTGAGTAGATTGTGTGTAGTTTATAGCTCCTTGACCAGTAGCACCACCATCATTATTAGGTGATGTTAAAAATGCAATGGAAGAATTTAGTAAAGTAAATGAATAACCATCTGGATCTATAGTACCATCATTAGGAACATTTGTAGTAGCTGGTGTAATTGTTTGTGAGTTAACTGCACTTCCGTTTGAACTCCAATCAACAACATACGTTGAATTAATTCCCGTTAAAGTAGACATTTTTCTAGTTCCAACGGCTCTAGATACTAATTTATATCGCATGATAGTGTTTGTATCTGGTGTCGGTTCTAACAGCGGTAAAGCTTCAATTACTGTACCGTAATAATCCGTGCCATTTGGATGACTAACATCCCACAAAGAATAATCTACTTCATCATCAGCCAAAGCAAACTTTGTAATCTGAAATTCATTTTGTCCACGACTTAACAGTTCACGACCTTTCTTTGTTAAGATTGCGTCTAAAACAGTAGTTGCGTTATTAAGGTATCCCATTATTATATTCTCCGAATTTATGTACAGAACATGTTTGTTATAAATATTGCCGTACTGGTTTTATTCTCCACTTAAATCTGTATCTACGTAAGAATCACCCGTAGTAGTTGATGTTACAACATACGGATTGGTTTCTGTAATTTCAACTGCAATATTGTTACCAAACGGTACTGTTGAACCGTCTTCTTTACACCCTTCGTATGCCAATCTAAACAGTGCAGTATGACTATCATACACTGATTCGTACTCACTACGTTGCAATGATGAAGAATGTGCATTATACAAAGATGCGCTCAAAGCAGACGAATAAAATAACACCGTCTCTTCATTATGACGAGACATTCTCGATCCAGTTATATTTGGTGGAAGAACCTCAAAAAAGATATTATCACCCCCGTATGTAGAAACACTAGCTGTTGTGTAATCTCTATCTTCAAAATCAATATTAATATCTCCGAATGATCTCAAAGAACCACCACCATATTGAAAACCAGAAGACGATACGGTTTCGTAATCAATTCTATCGGAAACAAGTTTTTCATTAACACTTGAAGTTACTGCAGTTCTAAGTAGAACATTACTTCCGCTTACATCAAAAACAAAATCAGAAAGCGTACCAGACTTAAATTCTTTAGATCCACTCACCCGAATATTTGCATACTGATCCATTTGAATTTGCTTTTCTAACTCGTTAGACGCAGTCGCCGACGTTTCGAATCCGGATTTTAAAATTCCCCTAGAATATTCCCTAGATGAAGACGGCTTTGCAAGAACAGTTAGATCATACAATGCCTCTTTTCTTAAATCTTCTACTGTTGGTGGTGCGCCTATTACTACCTTTGATCTTTCTAAAATAGTTGGCTCTATCAATAAACCTAAGTTTTTCTTAGCTCTACCAGGAGATAATTTTCTAAGATGATCGAACAAACTTAAATCATAATATTTTATTAATTTAATATAATCCCAAAAACCCTGCGTAGTAGTCCACTTTTGCCAATACGTATCGGCTATTCTATTGAATCGACCATATACGTATGAATCTTCATAAATATCTCTTGGATCACCCAGATAAGATCCGTAATCTAAATCTGCTACCGATAAAATAATATCTTCATTTATAACATCAGATGGGGCAAAAAATATTCCCAACTTAGCCGAATCGTTAGACGCTAAATCGTAGGAACTAACTTCTACTCTCTCATTCGGACTTAATGTTGCAGCAGCTCCGTCTGGAGTTTTTAAAACTGAATTTTCAATTCTAATCTTATTTGATTTTTTACCTATTCCAATATTTGGTACAAATGCTTTTTGTCTATCTAACACATTACTAAAATTAATTTCATTATCAAATCCCGATGCCGAAGCAAACAACTGACCGTCTGTTAAAGAATAATCCCGTATTCCGTATGGATTTTGACTAGAATGTAAATTTAAATTATCATCCATAGAAAATCTTAAACTCATATCATAATATGAAGAACTTGGATTGTTTCCATTAACTGCTTTAGGAGCAGCAACATGATTGTAAAAAGCGGACTCAGATAGCGGAGTTCCCCAATATCTCCATTCCATCATCGATCCAGAAAACTGTTGACCTTTACTGGCATCATCAAACTTTCCACCAATGTACCATGCATTATCTCCAGCTACACTACTCGTTACATTCCAATGTTGTAATAATCCACTACCTGCACTTCCAGAAATATCCATACTAGCAGACGCTCTAACAATTACATCATCTATTCCTGAATCATAATATCCTAAAAACATATCAAAACTTTGGGTAGTAGGATTATAATTGCTTGTAATACTCTGATCGGCGTAACTACTTGATATTGATGCAGTTCTTCGTTTAACCATTACTGACCAGAATTCACCGTTATAAACGGGTTGATTTGATATCGTTGCTGTTTGATTCGTACTTCCACTGAGAACGAACTTTACATCTCCCCTACTATCAACTCCGGCAACATTTGTAAGATAAACTGCGGCTTCAATTTTATTATTAGAATCTATTTTAGTTGCAAGTAATTGATCAACTTCCTGTTTAGATTTAAATCTAAATTCTAAAGTATCAGGAGATCTTTCAAAACTCGTATCATACCACGGAGCTTTAATGTATTGAGATCCATGAAAATCTACAGCTTTAGTAAATCGCTGTTTTATTTCAAAATCCGGAGCTCCAGAAATTTTAGGTCCACCGTATTCTTGTATCCTAAGTATAGACGTTGGAATACCGTAAGCAGCAATCAATGCTTTCAATGACTGTTTAGTTCCCTTTGATTTTAACATGTACGGCATTGTTGCTAAAATTCTATTCCATATTTCTCGTGTAACATCTTTCTGGGATCTTTTAGTAAATCTGATATTATAAATGTTAGTATTAGATCCAGATTCTTGTAATCCTAAATGATATTGGGGTAATCTAACCAGATCTCTTCCCTCTTTCAGATCAAAACCCAATGATTTTGCAACTGGTTCTACTAATGCTTGCGAAATACCCTTAGTAACATCTTCAGATCTATCGTGTATATCTGATAATGCCTTTATATGAGTCCATATATTATCATAATGATGACCCATCATATCCATAAAAAGAACAAATTCATTATTTTCTTGATCATACGTTATGTGTTCCGGTAATAAATTTACAAGTCTATTAACATTTCTCCTGTCATAAATTGAAGCAGTAACAATTTGATTATCAAACCATGTAATAAATGCCGAACTAGTAACTGATTCGTTAACATACGGATTAATAAGAGTTCCAGCTCCTGAATATTTGGGAGATGCATTAGAATAAAATTCTCCATTGGAACTAGTCACGTATGACGAACTTTTAAAATACATGTAGTTTTCAAAATCATCAAATTCATTTATAGTCTGACGTTTAGACATTTCCCATTTGGCAATATCTACAGATGATGCACTAACATCAGATCCGGTGGCACTACCCAAATATCCAGAACCAGTTAATAGATTTCCGCTTAAAGATGCACTATTATTAGTATACGTCTCAATTAAACTCAATTTATATTTGAAATTTTTAATTCTTTTTTCTGCAGAACCAAAATGTATAAAATTTGAAAATTGATTATAATCTACATTTATAGTTACATCTTCCAAACTTCCACTAAGAACTTTATCTTCAAGTTGTTCTCTAACAGCTACACCGGCTCCTACCAAATCAGTGTGAGAAAGATATGATGTTTCACGATCTCGTATTGGTGAATCTAAATCGTCGAACTTGGGCAATCTTAAAACGGTATCTGGAATTTTTTCGTCTATAAACGGAACTAAATTAATCGTTTCTTTCAACGATGGAGTAACCTCATTGGCTATATAAACCATATCTAACTTTTCAAGATCCGGATCTAGTGGTTCTAATAGTTTGTACGCTATACTTCCAGGATACTCTTGAGTGTTAACGGGTTTGAAATTCGTTATTAGTGATTTAGTATCATCACCCGTTATAAGATACGTGTATAAATTATCAGGATCTTTTAACAAATATCGGATAAAATAAGTTTCGAATGGATCAGCTATACTAATAGCATCTTCTCCAGTCATAACGGCTCCTATCTCATCACCAAACTCTTGATAAGATTTTTCTACGTATACCTTCTTTGCTTGAGGATCATCGTTTATTACGTCTAAAATTTTTCCTTCAAATCGTACATTAATATCTTCAGAACCAGATGGAATAGAAATATAATCAACAGAAAATCCATTATCAAATTCACTGTACTTATTCACCCGAAAATTAGACAGTACACTTCCTTGTGAAGTTGCAGCTTCATCATACGTTTGAGTAACTCTTACAGTATTGCTATCTACAACGTCCTCTATCATTAATTCTAATGGAGCCAGTACGGCCGTATCATCTATTCTTACCCGTAGATCGGATGTCATTATCACATCCAATTTAACCTGATCCACATATAAAGTTCCAAAGTCACCGTAATGACCGTATACGTAAATCCAAAATGGATCTAGTAAGCTCCACTGTTCCGGAACTACAACTTCAAATGCAGCAGACTCCCACTCGTTATAATCTTGACACTGAATGTACCGACGAGCTTGGGGTCCTGAATCTAAAGATTCCAATCTCCACGTCGCAATTTTAACAACTACAGAACCATCATCTCCAGGTTCTGCATTAAATCCTGGAACCACACTCCATGCCTCACCGAGCCACTCGAACACCTCGTCGGCGGATATGTTTTTTCCAGGTATTTCTAGTTCTGTTCTAGATGGGAAATCCTGTCTTGGAATTAACTTTCCTTCGCTATTTAGGCTTCTAAAAATTCCACCGCCTCCCACATAGTTCGATATCCAATCGTTACCGTCCCACGTCCAGCCAAATGCACTCGAGTCTATATCCCCTCTTACACCCATAATCACTTTACTAATTTTTCCAGGAGATTGAGCTCCGACCGCTAGATTTATCGATGCACCCGTGTACTCCCATATATTAGCGCTTTCATTGTATTCAAAATCTACTGGAGGATCCTTTTTATTTCCAGAAGCGCCGGATTCCCAGTTTGGCTCCCAAGTACGAGTACCCATTTTTCCAGAACCAAGGGGAGCTCTTGTTTCCTTGATGTACCAATATCCACCATCAGACCTAGCTCCCGTTTCTTTTATACCAAAACTACTCGGTTTAGGGTCTGGATATTCATCTGATGTAGGACCCGAGTAATAATTCAGATCCACTCCTAAATCTTTGGGGTTTAAACCTGGTTTAACATTAGCCTCGTTATCTGGATCAAAATAATCGTTGGCAGTGTTAAACGAACTCCCTCCATTGAATGGGTCGGCCATGTCAGACATTCGTGCATCTTCGGCTTCTACGTCTGTATCGGTTACAATCGGAGCTGCCGGTGGGGTATACTCTTCTAAAAAATAATGACGAAGACCAACGCTAGCGCCCTTTCTTCCACCGTTGGCGTAATCTAATGGAGCCGATTTTTGCATCCAACTAACTCTTATTGTATCTCCGGGCTTAACTCCCCACGAAGCTAATGATCCCATAGCACTAGTTCCATCGGCATCAGAAGAAGCCATCCACATTCCCCGATGTTTCCACCAGTTTTGTAACGGATAGTTTCCATCTATTCTTGGATCTGCATTATTGTTTTTTACGTAATATCCATTATTGGGATCCGACCATGCTTCCACTGCATTTTCCCGCATTGGTTCAATAATAAAATCTTGATGATTCAAATCGGGAAAGTACATGGCTACTCCACCGTCTACGCCCTTTCCACTTCTCCAATGACAATGGTAACCATGATTTACTGTTCCAGAATGACTGTACCTTTGATCTGCATTCCAACTGTGATAACCATCTTGCCACATTTCTTTCCCGCCTGGCGTAGTTACTTTTATAGCTTGACCATGTAGTGCTGAATCCCACGAGTGTTGCAATCCTCCAGGTTGACCTTCAGGACCATCGGCCTCTTGAAGATCCCACGTGTAAATGTTTTCTAACTCTGCATCGGAATAAGAAGCTGCTTGAGATAAATCATCAATAGCTATTGCATCTGTTACTTTCAATACACCACCAATCATTCTTTCATTAAACCTTTCTTCACCGTCTGCAAAGTTACACGATATCAGCTGACCGTCCGGATCATTAAATTTTAGTATGTTGTTAATTGCTACTTCTGTCGTTTCCTCGTGTTGCAAAGTTGTATTTCGTTTAAATTTTGTAACTGTCGATCCCAGTTCTAACTGACATCCAGCTGCCAAATAATATTCACCCATAGAAGAAGCCGAAGTAGGATCAATTCCGGCCGGCCTAGCATCCCACAGTATACGAATTTGAATCTTATTGTCACTAGTATTGATTAAGTAGAACGTAAGAACCAATCGTTGCCATTCACCAGTTGCAAATTCTATTGGACTATACTTAGTATTTCCGGTTATACCCCATGCTCCGGAATGAGCCATTAATCTAATTTTACTTCCATCCGGAGCTTTAACCCATACACTTGCCGTCATAGTCAATCCTTCGATATCCATAGATAACTGGTGTCCTTCACAACAGAACCCGTTGTTAACGTTGATCATGGCACCAATAGTTCTACCCACTTCTTCCAAATACCCACTAGCAACATTAACAGGATTAGCAAGTATTACTTTAACCGCTAATTGCCCAGCTGGACTAGATTCTTCTACAGATTCTATTCTCATGCCTCTATTGTTTGGTGCAGAATTACTAGATACAACACCGTTAGCATTGGGCCAAACTCCGTGAGTAGTCCACCCGTATAGACTATCTAAGGTTTTATCCCCCATTAAATTGGGTCTTTGAATTTCTATTTCAACATCGGGTTCAACTTCTAAAAGTTCTCTTTCTTCAGGAATAATTCTCTTACCTGCAAAGTAAGCATTATTAATTCTTATAGTTCCATTAACAAAAGAACTAGGTAAATCTTCCTCTGTATTGAAAAGTAAATATTGAGACTCTGCATTATCAAACTGAACGGTCATTCCCTCAGGTGGAAACCAATTCAAACAATTAAAGGCAGCTAATCTAAAACCTTCCAAATAATCTTCATCATTTATGTACGCAGGAGAAATAATAAGTTCAGTTCTATCCGAAGAAATATCCTGTATTATAAACTTGTTTTCTTTTACATATAATTTAGCACCACTTACTGTATTAGAATCAGCATGATCTTCTGATGCATAAACATAACCGTCTTCTTGATCGGTTTCAAACGAACCTTTATAAATCTTTTCATCTTTATTAACCAATAATGGAAATGGACTACCAGCTTGTACCCTTAGAAAATCAAATGTTACTTGAAATCGACCTCGACGAAACCCCAACCCCCGTAAAATATCTCCTGGATTTATAGCTACAACAGCCGGTTGTTCCGGTATATCAGATCCAATAAACGATTGAATCTGTTCGTGAGTTAAATAACTAGTAGCTATTAATCCACCACTGTTGCCGTAAACATTTACTTTGATTATATCATTTGGATTTACGCCGTAAGGTAAATCAGGCCACTTAAACGAATCGTAACTAGCACCCGAGAATTGGGGGTAAAAAGCAGTATCCCTAAATGTAGTATAATCTCTTCCATCTGGTAGAGTAATTAAATCATACAACTTATCTGGGATTGCCCTAGTCCGTCTTGTTTTTTGATTAGGCATTAGAATTCCTTAAATTGTCTATCTAATATATCCTTGGTTGCAGCATTTGTTCTATATCGTCTTTGATAAATCCAAATCCGTAAAGACTGTGTCTGCGAATCGTGGGAATTTCCAGTCTGAGGATCTTCATATAATTGAATAACATCCTCTTTGTTTCTCAATGAATCCCAATACTGACCTCCTCGATTAGACCACTTATCCCGTGTGCTTATAAATTCTTGAGTGTATGCGATCTCATCTCTAGTTTTTAAAGAAGTATAATGTTCATTGCTTTGTAATTCTTGTTCGTCGTACGGCATTATCTTACCACCTTAAATGAATCATCGTTGTCATAAAAATTAACAATCTTATTAACGCCACTACCGGTTTCAACACGAAATAGTATTTTATAAAATCTTTCTGGTTCCAAGCCCTGTGTTCTAAGTGTAAAATAATTACCGGACGTATCACAACTTAATTTTGATCCGCTGCCAAATGGAATAATGGTATCTGCAGTTTTAGAATCCACAACAGAATAACAAGAAGATGCACTTGGCATATATTTTACATCTCTATAAACAGATGAAGTAGCAAACGTTCTTCCAGGAAATTGTTCTCTACCCTTAATCCGGATTTTAGATAAACTTCCTAACTTGTATTCAGGTCTAAAGTTTTCCATGTAAACTGCTAACTTATCAAGATTATCCGAAGTCAAAGGAGACAGAGAACCCGTAGTCCATACGGTATCATCCCAAACAACTTCTAATCTTGGTCTGAATACTGTGTGCGTATCAGACGAGAAAAACTTAAACATACCAACTTTATCAAGATTAGTTTCATCATCGGAAGATCGTCTTATTAAAAATCCTTCATTATCAATTCCACCACTTATCCAATTATTAACGATAGACGTAACGTTCATTCTCATATCCGTGGGTTCGTCTTTATTAAACGACTGAGAAGCCGTGTCTAACGATCCACTAAAATACGTAGCACCCCAGTGAATAGTATTTGCATTCCACTCGGATGATGTTACTTCTGTTCTGTATCTCCAACTTACACCGTTTGTAGTATTTGGAAGATCGCTCTTCTTACCATCTCCTTCTGACCAACTTTGAGATATCGCATAAGCATACAATGTTTGATCCCTATTTAAAGAAACAGAACCCGCATCATACAAATTTAAATAGTATGTTGTTCCAGCTGGAAATGTTCCATCTGCTACAGACTGTGATATAACAGTAGTCGGAAAAGATATTACAGTTCTAGATGTTGAACCGATAGCTACATTGCTATTGGCTTTAAACGCTTTTCCAACTTCAAGAATTTCGTCCATTCCGGTATTCTTAGCACTAGCTGTATCGTATACATCGGAACCCATTTCGAGTGTAGCATCCTTATCGGCAAAAACAAAATAATGAGCCATTAATAATCTCCCAATACCTTACCAATAATATCTGCATCTGGAAACTTTACTTCAAATATAGCCGGATCTAATGATGGATAAACAATTCCATTTTTTGTAGCGGCTTGAATATCGTAAATATTTCCAGAATATCCGTTGGCTACCTTAAATTTATTTTCAATTACAACTATCTGCTGATTAGGATTGTTGTTAACAGGAGGTATTACATTGTTTATTCCTTCCACCAATGATATTTCATACGCAATATCAGCTAATATTATTGGCTGATTAATTTGCCACTTATCAACATCAAAATAATCTTTAACTTTTTGTATACACTTTAATATCAATTCTTGTTTATTGTAACCCTTCTTAGCATACAATGCAAAGCGAACTCCAATATTAATAATATACCCGTCTTTAATATTAACTGCATCCGTTAAAATTCTGTAAGGACCCAAATACGTTTGAACATTCTTTTTGGTTGCTTGATTAACTTTAACCAACTTTTTATCATGATCGTATCCAAGTACATGAAAATTTAATGCTAACGGATTAGGCATTCTAGTTTGTAAAGCACTAAGAGGAATTTCTCCACCCGCATCTAAAACAGTATCAATCGTTATCATTTCTTCTTGAATCACACCTTCTCCCGTATTAAGCTGATCATCCTGTGTAATATAAATCTTTTGAACGTTACCATACTTCGCCGGAAGATTGTAAATTCTAGTTGCATAATCCTCCTTTGATACAGCTCTGTTTTGAGCTTGAAAATATTGTCTAGTATTTTCTTTAACTTCGTTAAGCGTTTCTTCTCCTCTTCCACCAGTAGCTGGAACAGGATTATTAAATGCAATCGATAATTCGCTATCAGATAACAAACCAGTATCTAATCCTGAAGAATTGATTGATAAGTTCAAAGACCGTTTACTCGTTATAGAATTAGCAGGAACGTTTGATTCTACTCCACCTCCATAAGAATACTCAACGGTTAATGATGTATTAGAGGGTGCTTTACCGTAAACGGCCGTGTTTAAAAAATTTGCTGGATCCAATGCACTATTGGAATTTAAAAAATTAGTATTTGAGAAATTATTTCCAACTGTTGCTGGATTTGGTATTATTTCTTCATCGACTCCTGACGCCGTTCCAGATCCAAATCTAAGTTGTAATTTACCATCAACGGTTACACGAGTTTTAAATCTATTTTGAGTTCTAGTTACTTTCATAATATACGGAGTAGTATCATTATACGCAGCTAAATTTGGATCGAACTCAGCCGTATTTGGTACATTATCGTATATCAAATCTTGTGCTAATGATTCTACTTCGTACCATTTATTACCATCACCATCCGTAACAGAAATAACTTCCAAAACATTTTTATTTCCAAGAGTAACCATATCATAAGATACAGCTTGTCCAAAAGTAAATATTTCCGTTTCAATTGTTCCGCTAACAGCTTTGACTTGTTTTTTAAGAAGATACTTTGATGGAATATTATCATCATCAATTTCATAAATAGATACAGTTGTAGGATCCATAGAACTTGAATGTTGAAAATTTACTTCGTCTAAAGTTCTAAATGTTTTCCCATACTGAGAACTTTCTACTCTTGAACCTTCTTTAATCCTATATCCGTAATCATAATTAGGAGTCACAGAATCTCCAACAACGCTTGCTGGAACAGTTTGAAAAACATCTAAAGTAGCCGTAGATGGAGTAGACATAGTAGGTTTGTAGCCATAAGACTGAGCTATATCAAATATTGTTTTTCTTTCTTCGGCATACACCAATAATGATTCTCTAAACTGTTCATCCAAATAAAATGACAGTACATCTCCAACGTAAGATGCCATTTCAATAAACATCATTCCTGGAGATGCTTCATTAAAATCCGCATACGATTGAGGAAAATAAGTTTTTGCATACTCAACCAAATCAGACTTAAACCCAGTAAAATTCTTGTTTAAGTAATTTACTTGCTTTGGTTTTACCTTTGTACTTGCCACGTTATATAGCCCTTCTTAAATTTAACGTTAACGATTCTGTAGCATTCGGATCCGTGATTATAGAAAACCCAACAGAAATATTAACTGTGTTCGTATCGGGAGATGCCTTCACTATCAAATTGTTTATCAATACATGTGGAAGCCATATAGCAACGGACTCCTTAATTGAATCTTCTAACTTCTTCGTAAATCCAACATCAAAATTTTCAAATAATATATTATAAATATTGCTTCCAAACGTTGGTTGTCCAAGTCTTTCACCCTTTACTGTTAAAAGTAAGTTTTTCATATTACTTAAAGTCTGTTCTATTAGCGTAGATGATTGTTTAAAAAATCCCCCCTGTCCAGAACGAATAGGCAATACAACCCCTATCTTAGAATCTGGATCAGAATCTCTAAGTCTAGTAGATGATGTTCTTGGATTGTTTAGTGCCATTATTTAATAGTACCTCCGCCTTGAGATAACGATGCTGCCAGTGAATTGTTCATTGGCTGAAACGTAGCCCCAATTTCTAAAGCACGTGCTCTTGTAGTTAAATACCGTTGACCTGCATTTGTTACCGCAATACCTATTTCCAGCTTATCCTGCAACGCCGCAACTAAACTTAATTGTTCCGATTGAGTTTTACTTCCGGTAAATACATCTACTAACATATCCATTAACGGTTTAAACGAATCTAATTCAAACGGAGGAATTGATCCTGCTCCTCCTGGTCCACCCATTTGAACTTCGGCAGCTTGAACATAATCGTGAAAAGCTGCAGCCTCTTCTCTAGCTTTCTCCACATTCTGTTTCATTTCTTGAATTTTAGGTTTTGTCTTAAGAAACTTGTTCTTAGCGGTTTCTTTATTTTTTAAATTCGCAAGATTCCGTATCAATCTATTTAGTTCTAGTGCCACGTGTTTCCTCTACTTTGTCAATGACTTCTTTATAATGTCCGCTCATGGCCTTCTTCATAAAATTAGGCATATCAGCCTGAGACCCTATGTTTCCAATTGGAGCTTTTCCAGTTTGTTGAAAAAATTTCTCTTGAGTATCCGTAACACCACCAGTCATTGTTGGATAGGGTTCCATTCCGGTATCTCCTTGAATTCCACCCTTAGTTTCATTTAAAATCTTGTTTAAAACA